GATAGTACCTGGAGATGATGAGAGCGGTACGGCGGCGATTGCTGGTGATGAGCACCATGCCCGCTTTGCCACTCTGTTCAATATAGCTGTCGATCAAGCTATTGGCGTCTTGAATGGCCATTCGCAGCTTGGCCACATTGACACTTGTTGCAGCGGCATCGTCGATGTTTGTGAGCTGAATGGCTTCTTTCAAACCATAGGCTACGATGAAGTCGTCCGGAGAAGCCGAGCGGGGATCCGTCTTGTGCTCGGTCATTACCCCCGAGCGGTTTTGGTATGGGAAACCGTAACCGCCGATTGTTTGACCCAGGTTTGCCTGAACCCGTGTTCCGTCGGTCGTCTCGTCAGGCGCTGTCATGTTCCGAGCGGGGACTCGGTAAAACGCACGCACTGCATTCCGTTTCCGGACCACGTCGTTGGCGGTCGGGGGAACAGGACCCCTCAAGCAGCGACCAAGCTCAAGCGGAGGCTCGTACGAGACGAATACCTCGTCCCAGGGAGACAGTGCACTGTCGATCCCCAGGGTGATCATGGTGTCGGAAGAATAGTTTATTGTCGATACGCCGTACTGCCCGTAGTTGACGGTGAAAGATTCCACCGGCACGATAACATTTGTGTCCAGCGGTGAGTCGAACCACAGGATCACCGACATCGAGGTGGGAACCGTTATCTCCTTAATCTTAGGAATCGTCACGGGGCAACTTAGTCCAGATAAATGGTTTTACCCGGAAACTGGTTAGTTTCTGGGATTAAAAATCAGATACGACGGGGGTTCACCCTGGATTACAGGGTCAAGACTAAAGTAGTCGTAGAGGTTGTCAGTGGGAACAAAATTCTCCGACTGCCAGAATGCGATGTCAATCGGAGTCTTTTGAACGCGGACAACGTAGTCTTTCTCGGGATTATACAAACAGTTTGCGATATAGTTTACAGCTAATCTCAACGGCCATTCATCTCTCCAACCCACTTCCCAGTTATTGATTGTAATCAGTTTCCCCTGCACGGAGTAGTCAACGCGACAAACAATGTTTCCGCCGCGCTGCTCGTCGTCAGGGTAAGGTGGATTGCTATAATCGTAAGTCTGAGACTGTTTATCGTAAACTGCGCCGTCCCACTTCACCAGTAGGAATCGCAGTTCTTCTGCCCCCGGCATATCTGCAGGAAGATACGGGAAATCCTGAAAAACCCAGGTGGGTGAGTAAATGCTAGGTCTACGAATTGCCATTTTAAGAGGGAATGTAAGCGGCTAAGACGTAGTAATTGTCAAAGGGAGGGAGTCGAATTGCCTTGAACTCAATTTCCTGTACTTGGAGATTAGATACCGAGACATATCCTCGCACAACTGTATCCCCTTCAACAAAAAGGGGAACGCGAACGATTGTCGCGTCTTGACGCATTTCCGTTTGACCTACGGTGCCGGTATTTGCCAGTAAGTTCTGATCAATTGTGAGATTAGTTGCGATTGTAACATCTTCACAAAAAAATGCTCCCTTCCAATATCGGTAAGGCTTTGCATTTTCACAATTAGTGCCGGACTCTACATCGTAGTTAGGGGGAGGAGCATAGTTTGGGTCGGGATAGTTCACTGCGCTCCTCCGATCCAAGTGGCTTGATCGCCGAAAGGATTTGGACGTGGCGCATCGCCATAATTTGAGTATTTTGTCATAGGTCCAGCAGTTGTTGGAAATGTGTAATCCCATATAGAAGAATTGTTGACGGGTTTTTCACTATCCACCTCGTTATCTGGAGGTTGCGAGCTATCGTTTTGACCTGCGTGTCCGTGGGAGGCGTCGATGTGCCGAACCCAGTAGTATTGCCCATTGCGCATGAGGCAAACACACAGCCAATCTGACTGCAGCGGTCCCCCACATTCCACCACAGTGCAACCAACGTTTTCTTTAGAAGCCGGTGGCAGCTGCCCGCTTTCATAACACGGCAGACGGGTCATCGGGCTGTTATCCGGCTCGGTTAGTTTTTTGCCAGCCTTGCTTGTTAGAATTTGAGGGTCATATAGTACATCCCCAAGGACAGCATACTGATATTGTCCGTTAGAAACGGAGATGTTGACACGTTTTCCAACGAGGCCCGCAGGTTGTTTGCCTTGAAATGAGGGGGAAACGTCGATCCAATGGGATATTTGGTTTTCGCCACTGATAATCCTTTCTTTGGACGAGTCCCCGGCATTCTGCACCTCGGGAATATCAGAGTTGAAATCGTCAAAGATAACCTTGACACGAGCCCGCTCTTCCGGGTCGTTTATGTCAACAATGGTGCCACGAACAGTTCCTCGGGGAAGGCCAGCATACCTCATGGTGGCTTCCGAGGCCTGTTGCATGGCCGCGATTTGTTGAATCAGAGGTAATGTTCTTCCCTTTAGTTTCATTTACTACTCACCTGGAGAAACGGGGAATATTTCGACGGGGGCGTGTAGAAACAGTTTGATTGGGCTCAGGATTTTTATGAACCGGAGTTTCTTCTTTGGGGGCGGTTTTGACTTTTGCCTTGGGTGCAGGAGCAGGAACGGGTTCCGGCGCGGGCTCGGGAGTTGCTTCTTTTACAAATTCCTCAGCCGCTGCCACCTCTTCCAAGATCTCATCTACTATCGCGTCCACGAACTTCTCGTCCTCAGTCTTCTCGACCGAAGAGAAACCACTCGAAGGTGTTCTCTTTCTAGTTGTCATAACGGTGGCTTGAACTATGTGGTTTTACCCGGTTTACCCTTTCAGGGTAAAACTATAATCATTACAAGAAAGGATACTTGCCGTGGAATTTTTCACTTACTGTTACCTCGACGAAAATAACAAACCTTACTATATTGGTAAAGGTTGCGGAAACAGAATCGATGCACCCCACGAATGTGGTTTACCCCCGAAGGAAAAACGAATCTTTTTGAAACGAGGTTTGACGGAGGAAGAATCTTTCAAACACGAGGTTTACATGATCTATGTTTTAGGACGGATAGATTTAGGAACCGGTTGTTTAGTAAACCGAACTTGCGGAGGACACGGAACGGCAGGGTGGATCATGAGTGAAGATACAAAACAAAAAATATCTCAAGCAGCAACCGGAAGACCCCGACCCGACATGGAGGGAGAATCGAACCCGATGAAAAATCCTGAAATCGCACAAAAATTAGCAAACACAAAGATTGGCAAACCTCGAGACGAACAAACCCGGCAAAAGATTAGTGAATCCCTGACGGGTAGAAAAGATACCCCCGAAGTAAAACAAAAGAAAAGTGAGGCAGCCAGGGGTAAACCAAAATCGCAAACGCACCGAAAAAACATCAGTAAATCAAAATCCGGAAAGAACCACCCCGGATACGGACAAAGGGGAGAGAACTCGTGGAACTTCGGGAGAAAATTTTATGTAAACATTTTTGGCAAAGTTGTATTTACCCGGGAGAATCCGGGAGAAGGGTGGCAACCCGGCAGGATCTGGAAAACTACCTAGGAAGCAGGTATAGTGATTGGGACTGGGGTTCGGGTTCCCTCCAAGATGCTGGTTGAGTAATATCAAAGAAACCATCTTCGGCAGCAGACGCATCGGCAACGAAATAGCAGTAGCCGATTTTGTAGTGATTGGTGTCGACCGAGTAAGACTCGGGATTGTTCTCGCAAGTTGGCGCAAGTTTGTAGATGCTCGCATCCCAGATTGGGGCTGCCACAGGGTCAAGTGATCCGTCTTGAACGTCGTTAACGAAGAACCCTGAGAGGGGCAGGCAAGCATTCACATTGGTGTAGACCCCTTCCCAGTCGCCGTAACCGAGTCCAACAGGAGAAGATACGTCGGCACGCCGGTTGTGCAAGGGTGCGTATTCAATCAAAACAGCTTCGTCATAGTCGTCAAACGGAACTTCATTTGCCGGAAAGAAACCCGCATTACTGTAATCGGCTACCTCGTACCCTGTGAAGAAAGCGATATTAGAGTACAAATACGGTTCGCAGTACACGTATGTATAGTCGTTAGGTGTCTCATCCCCAAACAGGCACAACTCTTCGTAGATGGCAGGAGTGTTGTCTTCCGGTGGGCATTGCATTCTCTCAGGATCGGTTGTGGTTCCCCAGTAACCAAAGTCTTGACAAATCAGGGTCGTCTTTTGCCAGTTGGATCCGTTTCGTTCGTAGTCAAGAGGCAGACGAATAAAGTACTTCTCCCAGTTGACCAGACCCGGACCGTTATTCTGATCGGCGATAAGAGGGTTAATGTAGTTGTCTTCTACCAGATGAGCCACTATGCCAACGTCTTGAAGGTCTTGCGTTTTCCACAGTCTAAGGGGGACTTCGCTATCTGCAACGTTGGGTGTCAGCTTATATTGTATGCCGCCGAAAACTAACTCCGAGATGTTCTCCCGATACGTGCCTTCCAGAGAGTCCGAAATTTCAATCACAGGAAGTTGCGTTTTACCGAGAAGTGTTATTGGTGTGTAAACAACGTCGTAATTTTCCGTTGTCGCATTGAAAGTTACCCGAAGAATATAGTCGTTTGTCAGATAGTCCAATCCTTGTTGAATAAGCACACCATCACTGTAAAACTTTAATACGCTGCTGTTGAAGAAGTAAACAGGTGGACCGCTTAGGGGGTGGGAATTAACAGAAACCCAGGCACTCTGAATGTAAATGGAGGCAGCACGAGTTGCGTAAACGGGGTTGTCATAGTCCCACCACATTTCTCCCTGGTTCTCGTATCCAAATAGGGCAGATTGGGAGATGTACCGAAGAATGGAGTCAGGGGATATAATCCAGGTGTCACCAGTGTAGACTTTTGTCAAAACAGCTGGAATTGGTTGCGTAATCTCAAAGGAAAGATTGGTGATCTCAAACGGAGGTAATGCGGGGTCAAGACCCTGAGCATTGGAAATGACACAAGGAACTTGGGTGGGCAGAACATTGGCAACCGGGAAGAAATCGGCAACATTCGCAAAAGTAAACTGACTTGTTTGCCAGTAGTCTGCACCATCGATTTCAACTTTGTAGAGAATCACGGATGGCGAGGTTGTAATAATTCCGATCAGCCCTAGAATATCCATTCCCGTAGTTAGTCCGTTGGCATCAAGGATTTGAACAATTATTCCCTGGGGAACGGTGGGAGCCGCAGCAGTAAAGGCTGCGACAGTCGGAAACACCAGGGTCGGAACTATTTTTTCCTCTGGTGGCTGACGATAATCAATCTCAACCCAAATAGCACACTCTTCGTTCTGCGGGGCGTACCAGACAGTTAGAGCTCCAGTGGAAGGATTCCACCATAGGTCCCCTGGCTTCGGGTTTCCGGGAGCACTGATATCATACGGTGTGAGCTGAGAGTAGATCTCAGTCATCAAGGAGTTGTAACTGATTGATCGCTGAATCGGGGCAACGATCAGAGAATTCTCCTCTGAGACACCGTGAATTGACAGACTATCGAAAGCAAGGTTGAACGGCAGTGGGCCACCTTTATTGCCCCAGGCTCCTGTAAAGTTTTCAACGACACTCAGCGAGTTCCAGTCCGAGTTGTTCTGCCAGTAGAGCACCACAACGGGAGTGGAAACCGTTGTCAAAGTGGTGGAATCAGAGTAGTCCCAGCAGAAAAACGACGTGATGGCGGGCGTATTTGCAACAACCGACTGAGGAACTCTCAGAAACCACAACTCCCGCTCCGCATCGTACTCCGGAAGTACGTCTGGAGTTGGGTTGGAAAGGTTGTATTTGATGTATACGGGTTGATCGAAGTAGTAGACAGAATCGGCAAAGATGGAAAGAGTCAGATACTGAAACTTTTTGTCCGTGTCGTAGAAAGGATACAGTTGCAGATCGGTTCCGTCTGAAGCTACAAGAAACGCAGCATCGCCAGAGAAACCAACTTCACCTCGATAGAACGGGGCTGGCTGAAGAGTGGGAATGAATACTTTGAGCTGCTCGTTTGCGGCGATCTGATCGTAAAAACTTTGAGGAAGGGTTCCAAAATTGACAATATAATAGTCCCCCTCGACACTCAGACTCTCAATCGAGTAAGTGTCGTTCCCAAGAATGATCTTCTCAGCATAAACCTGTTGACCGGGACGAACAAAGGGAAGTCGGTCGATGACAATGGTGTTGTCCCAGTTGCGAATCTCGTATATGCGCGGAATGAAGAAACCGTTGTAGACACCAAAACTTCCACTCAGAAGTTGCCTTTTCTGGTTGGGTGTTTCAGGGAGATTACCCCAGTAGTTTGGGCCGTTCCAACCCAGCATCTGAGCCAGAAAGTCCAGTTGACCGTTGACGCGAGACTCCACCAGAGCAACGTCAGTTGCCTGCTCAGGGCTCAAGTACGGATCCGTAAAGTTCCGCAACTCAAACTCTTTGGAGTTGAATGTGGCAGTCTCGAAAGTCATTTTACGAAATTACAATGTTTTTGTCGGCCAAATCCAGGTACTCCTGCTTCATGCAGGACGGGGGACTCATCCAGAACCGGGGGTACTGCTTCACTTGCTCGTACAAATTAATCAACCTGTCATCAAAGAATCTTGTCAGCCAGTCGGCCACAGGAACGTAGTCACGACGGATTACATACCGGATGTCCTCGATACTGGTCACTTTGAAAGCGTTGTCCACTTCGACGTACGCCAGGGGGCAATAAGTTGCGCTCGCGGGCGGTCTTTCTGTAGGATACATCACTAGCGCGGCACGAGTTGATGGGGCGGCTGACTTCTTTTCTAGAGTGATCGCACCCGTCACGGTGACGCTTTGAATCGCCACATCCGTGTTCGACCAAACTACCTTCCAACCGTTGTTGAAAATAGGGGTGAAGTTGAATTGGTAATACTGCCCAATCGTGTCAACCGAAGGGCTCACAGTTCCTTGAAACTGCTCCAATCCACTTGTAGTAACGTAGTAAAAAGAAGCAGTTGCAGTATAAGCAGTTTCCGGTGGGCAGCGCAAAATCACTTGGGAATAGGCTTGACCTAGAGTACTCCCCCACTGCAAATAGCTGGCTGCAGGTTGGGCGTAAGTGGGAAAGTAAGTGTCTTTTGATGCCCAGAAATTAGTTGAAGTATTCAGAAACGCATTGACCGCTGGATGGCGCCAACCGATAACCGAGTCAGTGGATGAGGTGATTGTGAGAGGCAATCCGGTGAGCGCGTAATCCCCTACTGTGTAGAGGTTTTGCTGAACGTCATCATTGAAAAGAAGTTCGTATGCAAGATAATAACGCCCGGACCGAATTTGCAGATCCTCTAAGTTGAGGATTGCAGGATAAACGTCAGTGCCACCGTATTTCCACACGATGCGACCACCGCAAATCAACAAGTCTCTTTGAGACTCCGACGAACTCACAACGATTGACGTTGGACCCGCACTGTTTTCAGTCCAAGGAACATAGATGTAACCTATATCCTCAACTTCCGCCAACGCTGCCGTGTTTGGAGCCGTGACGATGTTGAAAAAGTCAATCTGGTACGTCTCGCTGATTGCAGGGAGACGACGATAGATTGGACGACCACCAATAACCCACTCAGTTGGCCTAGGTTGCAAGCTGTTTGCAATGATGTATTGAGGGGAAACGGTTGTTGATCCACGTGTTAGAGGAACAGTAATAATCTGGTCAACTCCTCCGTTGATCGGTACCAGAAGTTGGCTCATAGGTTCAACGTCCCATCTTCATACTGAGGTGGATTGTAGGGATAGGTTGTCCCACTATACCAGGATAACTGAGGAGCGACCTGGGCTGAGCCCGTGTTTTCCCAGACAAACACACTTTGGCTCTGCGAGTTGGTGAATCTACCACTGTCTTTCGGAATCATTGTGATTTGTGCTATCCCGAGTTTAATGGCAGAGATGTCACGACCGAGCTGAGAAAGGATGTCCTCTTCGCAGACGTATTTCCGTACGTAGCGCAACAGATTGCCTTCGTACTCTTCGATACGAGTAGTGTTGACGACCGTTGTATTTGTCCAATTCGTTACTGTGGCGTTGGGTGTGAATGCACGCATTACACGGTAAAGATTGCGACCATCTTCGGACAGGATTGTGTCTTCTGCGTAGGTGTCGTAGGCAGGGTTGAAGAATGGAATATAGTTGGCAATCGGAAACTCGTCTGGTTGACCTTGCTCGGTGAGAATGAAAGTGCCGTTGCCTTTGTAGATGTAGAACTCAAACAAAGGTGTCACGCTCGAAGTCGCTGTGTAAGACAGGATGGTGGAACCTTGACGGAAGAAAGTTCGATCGCCACGGAAGAACGTAAACATTCTCACAGGGGTTTGAATGGCTGTGTTGGCTGCCGCAAGTTGAGCAACAAGTTGAGTGTATTGACTGTTATTGAGATACAAGGGCACAATCAAACCTTGCTCAACCATCGTTGAGGCGTTTATGCTTGTCGGGGTGAAGTAACTCGCAGCGATATAGTATTCCGGTACTGCACCAACACTCTCGCGATATTCCAGGTAAGTCCCCGCTGGAAAGCGAGGATTGTATTTGGCAATCGGAAGACCGGTGTTGCTGTTTTGGACCACGATCTCTTTCAGTGTGGTTTGCTCAACCAAACCGTTAAAGTATTCGCTGATGGTCTGTTGATTCGGCTGGTAAACAAAGGACTTCACAACGTAGGCGTATTTGTTAACGACTCCTTTTGTGATGTCGACGTAGTTGTAGTAGGGATCTGCGACAGGGTCTGGACCAGACCCAATCTGAGGGGTGTAGACCCAGGTGCCAGCTGCGTAGGAAGTGCCCACAGTGAGAAGTTGTGGAGTGACTGGAGAACCCAGCAATGTGGCTGCCTGAGCTCCCGTGGGAGTGTTGGTGGCGGGTAGCAGTGTGAAGTTTTGAGCAACTACCCAAACAAACGTGCCCGGGCGCTTGATAATAGGGACCGGGGAGATAGAGTCAGGAATAAACTCATTGGCTGCGTAGTCGTACTGAACGAGGTCCGGTGTGTACAAAGTGCCAGTTGTTGCCACGTAGTTGGTGCCGACAACCCAGGGGACTTGGATTTGAGCTGCAGATATTTTGTTCGGGATTAAGGCACTGATAACGGCAACTTGATTTGACTCTAGTGTCAGGTTTTCAAGAATAACATGAAGTTCCCCATCGCCGCCATCCGCAAGATCCCAGTACACTACCTGACCTTTCAAGTAGGTACCGGGAAGTAGTCTCTTGATCTGTTGAAGGGTCAAGTTTCCGTAAATCGTTTGATCTTTCTTCGCGTTTGAATATGGTGTGAAGTCTTGAATGACAGGGTAGTAAGTTGGAATCGGAAGGGTAGTTTCAACCAAATCATTCACGTTCAGAATGTCACCAGTCGGTTCAAAAGTGTAAACTTGAGTGTAGGTGGCCGCAGACGGAGTCAGGAATGGAGGGGTGTTGTATGCGGCGCTGATTTGAATGTGGGGATTGACAAATCGATCCTGTGCGTCAAAGGTGCTGTAAAAAGCAGCATCTACATCCGAGACGGTTGGGTCGGTGGTTACGGGAAATACAACTCCCGGGGTCAAGACAGCAAACAACCGATTTCGGAAATCAAGAGAAGACTGACGCAGGTTGATGTCCAAGGAACTGTTAGCGTCGACTTGCAAAGTGATATCGTACTGAACTTGACTCAGAGTGAACGGATACAGATGCCCTTGATTCTCAACAGGCACGGCATAGTTGACAGCGTTTTGTCCACGCTGCAGTTCCACGTCGGTTAACTCAATACCTTCAGGCCCTAGAACAAAGAATGAAACTTGTCCGTTGGGAAGCAGATAGTCGGTAAGATAGTTATAGGTTCCCTGATTGGGGCGATTCGGTTGAACTGAAGTCAATGTGCCAACCCCGTAAAAATCTTCAAAGAAACTTTGCCAGTCTTCTTGACTGACGGGGTTCTTGCGACGGATGAGCGTGAAGAAACGTTCTTGAACTTCATCGTAGGTCTCAACGTCAGAGCCACCGACGGCAGGTTGCAGATTGATGACGGTGAGGCCCGGAATGTCGATTGCGGGAGCCGTTGTAATGGATCCAGCGGGGCAGTTGTACTGGCTGCCGACGTACTGAGAGGCGACCGTGACTAAAATCGTGAACTGACCTGCAGGAATGGTGTACGGCTCTGTGGTGACAAACGTGATGGACTCACCGTTGGTGACATTGGCGTTTGTTGTGAAGGCAGACCCTTCCGGAATCACTGTGTCAGTGTTGCTCGGAGAAATAGTGACTTGCAGTTGGGCAACCGCAGCTGTGCCTAGGCGCCGCATGGCACCGAGGAAGGGACCGAGCCACTCAATCAAGATAGCTTGGGGCAGCTGGTTGGCCCAGAACAGGAACTCCCCTTGCGCGAAACTTTGGCCTTGAATCAGAGCTGCAAGGGGGTTACCTGAAGAGAAGTCATTTAGAGTTTGATTCGAAGCCTCGTATACAACTTGAGCTGCCTCCTGAGCGATTTGTGCTTCGTTCCGGGGATCAATGCTGACGGCTGGGAGGGGCGAGTATCTGGGCACAATTTACCTCCTTACGGAACGGGACAAATCACAGGGTTGCCAGTACCTTCATAATTGTCACAGTTGCCAGCTGTCACGGCGTAATATCCATTATCAATTTCCAAATCCTCCAGCAAACTTCCGATATACTCCCCAGCAATCTTTTTCGTAATCAAATCTTCTGAAGCTAGGGCCGCCCAACGTTGAGCCACAGTCGAAGGACTGATTCCACCAGCATTATCGTATTTGTCGTTAGTTGTAAAACTTTTAGGAGCGTTGGCGATTACGTTTGCAGGATTACCAACAATCAGAGGATTGTAACCGTAGCTCCACGGTCCCGTTACAACTTTGGCGCCACTGATCGGGGTGCCGGAAACGTAGAGACCACCTGCTGTTGTGGGCTGATCCGTGCCAAGAGTTACATAGCGATTATCAAGACCGTTTGGCCCAGACAAAACGAGTGAGCTTATGCCCAAAGGGGGGTAGTGCCAATCCAGATCTTGACCATCAAAGTATATTTGCTGCGCCCCGTTCAACCACTGTGAAGTGACGATGACTCCGGAACTAAACGTAGTCTTTGCCATGAATCCCTTTCGGATTGGATGCTTTTAATGGTTTTACCCTACCTACATTTGCCTCTGCGTAGGTGCTGTGTAAGGTTTCCGGGGTTCATTAGTTTACCGCAGTGAGGGCACGGTTCAGTGGAGGTGACCATTTTTGTCATGGTTTCTGATTTGATCTCACTGGTCTTGAATGCCGACTCTGACATTTTTTGTTTGGTTTCTTCGGGGTGAGTCCACCCGGTCCCCCTTGGAGCGATTCCAGGTCCTAAACTGCCATTGGACTTTGACTTGTTGTAGCACAACGGGTCTCCGACATGCTTTTGTAGTAGAGCATACTCATATTCTCGGGTCTCCAGAGCATCCTCTCGCAGTATCTCCCAAACAAATGCTTTTGGGTCTGCCTGCAAGTCTATCAAAAACTGCCGTTTATCTATACGAATATGGTGATTGCCTACTCGGTTCATATAGTGACAGTACGATTTTGCCGACCCGATATAATACCTGCCTGTTTTAGTGTTTGTGGCTTTGTAAGTAAGCACAAAAAATGCTCCCATTTCTGAGAGCATTATAGCAGAATTTATTTTTAGTAAACTCCAGTAATTAAGTACGAGTCCAATAGTTGACGGTATACTCGCACTCGATCGTTTGTACATCACCCGACTCACGATCAACGTCGGCAGTCGTGATGCTCACGAACTGGCACTCGTAGCAGACATACTGTCCGCCTGTAGCAGCCGCACCATCACCATCACAGCTTGTCGGAGTGATTGTGATTGTGATTGGATTACAGTTGTAATTCAACCAGAACTGCTCAAGAGATTTGAAGATCGTCGGATCATACGGGGCGCCAAGAGTGACGTTATCCGCAGTCCGAGGACCAACAACGTGGAACAGACGGTTGCCTGTCCCATTAGCGTAGGTGCTGCTATCGGAAGAATCATTGATTCCGCTAAAAGTAGTGAAGGTCGCCGTGAAAGTCGGACCTCCGAGGGCAGTAAACGAAACAACGTACTGCGCCTTTGTTAATGGACGAAGAATAGCCATGGTAACACCTCCTTATATTCCTTCCTAGTCAGGACAGGATGTCGGTAACCATAGCTCCCGAACCGATAGCACCTGTAGCACCGAGGCCGACCAGGTTAACAATGCGCTCAACGGTGATTTCAGCGCGAACCACGCGACGCTCACGAATGTAGTACTCAGGACGAACGGCAGGGGTGCCGGTCAGCTGATAGGTGTAAGCGAAAGCAGGGGTAGCAGCGTTGGCGCCGCCAGCAGGCATGACGCTGTCGCTAGGACCATTGGGGCTGTAGAACAACAGCAGGCCGTTCTCAGGGAACACGGGCTGCAGGGTGCCGTCGTCAGCCAGATAACGACCCTCAGCCACACGCAGACCACGCTCAAGACCGAAGTAACGGGCGAGCATGTCGGTGTCGATCGAATCAGCGGTCGTGTACTTGATACGCTCAAGGATCGCTTGATTGGTCAGCATCTGGTCGAACACGGCGGTTCCAAGAACCATCGAGTTGGGACGAATACCGATCTGGTTGGCAACCGAACGCTTAAGGCTCAGAACGTCTTCGATCGGGTTGGAGGTGGCGGAGGACCAAGCAGCAGGACCAGCGGCGGCGCCGTAGGCGGTGCTGAAGGTGGTCCAGCTCAGGAAGCCCAGACCATTCTGGGAACCAGCAGCGGGGGTGGGATCTTCGTAAGGGTTGTAGCCAGGAACAACGGTAACGGCCTGAGATACTTGGTACTCATAGGCGTTCATCAGGCGGGACATGGCGTTGCGAGTTTCAATCGCACGCAGGTCTACCTGAGCGGGGCCTTCACCGGCGTTCTCGATGACTTCTTCGGGCAGTTCCCATGCAACCACTTCTTGCTCCAGAGCATAAGGCTCCGAATCATAACGTGATTGAACGTAGGGAATATTAGTGCCATACGCACGACGGAAGTCGTTGATGGCAAACTGTTCTTTGCCGAAACGCAGAATGCGGCCAGCACGAGTAGGGGTGTCGACGACAGGAGCGATAAAGTTCGCAATATTGGTCGCCGGCAGCATGAAACCTTGGGCAAGTGTAGTCAGAATCGGATCTACACCTGCGTAGGTTTGTTGCAGGTTCATCATGGGAGGGAGTCTCCGTTAAACGGGATTGTCTTCAAATGTGTGCACACAGGGCTGGGACTTACACC